GTGGCGGTGGGGGAGGCTTCTAGTTGAGCGCCCCAGACATAAACTGCGGTAGCAGTTTGTCCTGCGGTTACGCTAATCGCAAAATTGCCTGAACCCGCTGTCGCGCCGTTAGTAGCGGTAGCAGAAACTCTGTCCCAATTTCCCGTTAACGTCCAAACCGTAAAGACCGCCGATCCTGAAAACGGTTGCCACGAAACACTAATGGTTTGACCTGCCTGACCTTTTAGATAAACAGATCCAGTCAATGTTTGATTGACTGCGGTGTTATAACTTTGATAAATGCTATTGTTAGACGTACCAGAAAACGTCCACAAACTTGCTGTTAACGTACCGTCAGGAGCCACGCCTGTATTTGTTGAAGTCAGCGTGACATTTGGTTGCGTTACCCAAGGACTTAGGTTTAACGCCTGACTCTGCAACAACAAGTTCGACGGCGCATACGCCACCAACCCCTGCGAGTTGTACAGCGTGCCAATAGTACCCCGACTGAACGTCGATCCGGGCGGCAGAGCGCCTCCACCACCCGTGGTGAAGTCCTGCGTAAACACAGGAGCAGGCTGCGAGTTATACCGCCGCCGACGCTCTGCCTTGTAGCCCAGATAACGTACCGTCACACGCCTTCTCCCAAGGTGGCGTAGAGAGTGCCGCCAGCAGCGGCTGCGATCACGGCGATGTACGTCGTGCCCTGCGGCGTCGTGAACACTTCAACGTCGCCGGGAGGCAGCGGCAAACTGGTCGAGACCGAAGCCGTCGCCGCGTTGCTACCGCCAAACGCAACAAACACCGTGCTGGACGATGAGTTATGCACGCGCACCTGGTTGCCCGTCGTGCCAAACACCGCGCCCAACGCGACGTTGGCACTCGTGTTGCTGATCGCCACGTTGACCGTGTTGGCCTGTGGCAAAAACGCGCCTGTCAGAGCCATTAGTAATTCCCCTTCTGATCGCTGGACGAACCTAAGAACACGCCCTTCATCGAGCCGAACACCTGCGAGCGGTTGCAGGACGGGTTGATCGACTGGCGGTTGTCATTTGAGCGAGTCTTACTCTTTTTCGGGCCGCTGCTGGCTTCAATCAGGATGCCCTTACGAATGTCGGGCGTCAGTTTCTGAAACTGACTGTAGTCGTGAACGAACTGCGTGTTGAACAGAGCGCGATTGCTCGTCGGCTCCTTCCACCGCAGCACCGTGCCGCCGCTGACGCGCAGAGCCTGCTTCCGGCTCATCTCGCCAATAGCGCCTTCCATCGACTCCGTAGACTTAACTTTCCGTACCATTGCCGCCTCCAGTCCTGCGGTCTGTGGCAAGCACAGGCAGGAAAATGATGAGTCCAAACCCCGCCGCCGTGGCTACCGCAACAGGCGTACCGAGGTACATTGCCCAGCAGAATAGCCCGAAAACCATGACGAGGCATACCATAGTCATCACACGAACCGCAAGGATGCGGGTCGCCGCGTGAATCACCGTCAACAGCTCAACACCGTCCATAAACACCCCTTATAAATCGTTTTCACTCTCACCCAGGTCCTCAAACCCAGTTCCCATCGCCCCGGCTTTCTGCCGGCGCACTAACTCTTGGAACTTTACCCAGCGGTCAAACGCCTTCAGTTTGTCCTCAAAGTTGTCAGCCGACTTCATCAGCGCCAAGATGATCTTACGACCTTCTTCTAGATCGTCGGGCTTTTTGCTCACGGGGTCGCCTCCGAACCGCGGGTGATGGGAATATCAAGGAAGGACTTGCCCGTCTCGTAAAGCCCCACCGCACCGCCGAGGCCGACCGCGCCGACCGCGCCGCCGATCATCTTGCGCTTGATGTCGTTCCAACGCTTCTGAGCGCGATACGCCGCCTTGCGGTTGACGTAATCGGCTGCGTCCTGATCCATCATTTGTTCCAGTTCAGCCGCTTCGGATTCGGACATGACGCCGGACGATACCAAGCGATCTTTCCACATTTTAAACCGAGCAGCGTTCTTTTCCGGGTTGCGCGAAAAGATGATTCTCTCAATGTTATCAGCGATTTGCGTGTTGAGTTTGATGTCGGCCTTGTCGGCGGTATTGCGCCGCTCCACCTCGCGGCCCTCTTGGCGAAGGCGACGGGTTTCTGTTTTCTCAACGTGCGCCGCTTCCGTACCAGCTCGACGCTGTGCCGACCGTGCACCACGCAATTCAGCGACCGCCCGTTCCTCGGGAGCCAAAGCGGCCGCCAGAGCGGTTTCTCTCTTAGCCGCCTCGGCCTTGATATTGGACCGCTCGGCTTTGCCAGCCGATGTCAGCGCCTTACCCTTGCCGGTCGCTTCCACGTTGGCTTGGGAGATGGCAGCCCGGGACTCCTTGCCTGCCTCTGCAATCGTCTTTTCTTTCGCAGCCGTGATCTTCTGCAACTCTTTGGCGAGATTGCTTTCGTGATTGGCTAACGATTCTTCCAGTTTGGTCGCGTTTGCCGCCGCATGGTCGTAGATGCCTTCCTGTCTTTCTAGGTCAACCAAATACGATTCAATGCGGCCGCGCAATGCTGGCTGGTTAATGTGGTCAATCCAACTGAGTTTGCCGTTGCTCTTGATGGCCTCGCGCAACTCCTTGGAGGTCATGTTGGCAAACGTGTTCGCCAAATGCTGATCAAGAAACTCAGCGAATTGCTCAGGTGGCATGAAAGACTGCAACTGATTGATGTGGTCGCTGCCTTTAAAGACAACGCTTTCAACATCCTCAATGTCGGTCTTGCGAGCGCGCTTGTCCACCGCGATGAAGTCCGCGCCTTTGCGACCAATGGCGGCTTGGGAGACTGGCAACTGCTCTAAGCGGTTGGTCTCCTCCATCAACGCGCGCCACTTCTCACGCGGCATAAACTCTTCGCCAACAAAGTCTCGTAGGCCGCCTTCAATGCGAGACGCCAATTTGCGGAGTTCGCCGGCGCGAACCGGGTTTGTTTCGCTCAATTGCCAAGCCGTGCGGTTAAGTTCTGACACGACGTTGGTGACTTCTTCGCCCACGACCGGGACAGACGGGAACTTGATCGTCTCGCCTTCTTCGTTGTGGATCGGCCGCGGCTCTTGTTCTAACAGCCCGACAACCCTGCGGATCTGATTCCGCATATAGGTTGATATGTCGCTTTCGCCGGCATGAGCCTGAACCCAACGATCGGATCGCAATTCAGCCAGCAACTCTCTGCCGGCCTGACTGCTGCCCCACGTTTCGCCTTGATTCCGCAGTTCGCCAATTCGACCAAACAAATCCTTGTAGATCGTGTTGTTTTTGATCTTGTTCTGTTCTTCTTCCATGCGTCCCTGAAAGAACGCCACGATGCGAGAACTGAGCGAGTCCTTCGGATTGCCTTGTACGACTTTACCGTCAGCGCCTGGGAAACCCGCCGTCTTGGCGATCGCCTCGCTGTTGCTGCGAGTGACGTACTTGCTGAGCCGGCGCCGATACTTCTTTTGCTCGGCTTCTGTCAGTTTCAGTTTCTCTGCGTTTTCCAATTTCTCGGCCGCTTCACGGGCATCAGCCAACTCTTGGTTGGCTTTCCGTATTGAGGCTTCGTGCGCGTCGTTCAGTTCCTGCTGCCGTTGACGCTGCTCTTCGTGCGAGCGCAATTCCCGTTCGGCGCGCTCATCGCGGATCGCCTTCAGTTCATTGGCTTTCTTGGTGTTGAGACCCTGCTCGGCTTCTGCGATCTGCCGATTGAGATCATTCATGCTCGCTTCGTGCTTCTGGCGTCGCTCATGCATGGAGTCTTGATGACGTTGTTGCGCCTTCCGCGCCTCCTCCGATCGCCAGTCAACAACCTTCTGGGTGTCGTTGATGTTGTCGCGGATTTCACCCACGCGCTTTTTGAGGATAGCGTCAACTTCTGCTTTTTTGCCCTGCTTCAGCAAGTCATTCATCATCTGAATTTCTTGCTTGGTGAAACTGTCAACGGCGCGACTGCCAATCACTTTCAGCAGTCCACCACCAAGAGCAACAGTTCCCGCTACAGCAATCACAGCATCGCCCACGGCTTGACCCCAATCAAACGATTGGCCCACATCACCGTTCCAGCCAATAGACATCTTGGCTTGCCAAGCCGATCGAATCTTGCCCGGGATCTCTTTGAGCAAAGACGGATGTTCATAGACGGCGCTAACAGCCTCAGAGACGGGCTTTGCTCTCTCCATCTGAGCGGTTTGCTGCTGCAAAGCCTCTGGACTGTATTGGTCTTCCGGTGCGCCAGGGAAGCGAGTTTGCTTCGGCGCTGCCTTTTCCCAATTCATCGGGCGGCCGGTGACCGCAGACTCTATGCCTTGTTCCATCAGGCCGCCGGCCATAGGAACCAATCCAGCAAATTTCGACGCAACGCCAGCGAACTTCGCGCCTGCGGTGGAAGCGCTCCACGGTTTGTCGGGTTTCGCTGGTGGCGCAGCAGCAGGAGCCGATGAAGCCGCCCAACCGCCGTCCGTCGGTTCGGGCGATGCCGCGCCTAGTGACTTCTGGTACTTGGCTAGGATCTGATCTTTCGGCGTGCCGTCTGGCACATTCCGAATGATCGTCCCATCTGGCATTCGTACGTCCATTGTTACAGGTCTTCCCAATTTTTAACGCCGCCGCCGGACGCTGGGGCGCTTGGTAGGCTGATATCAGACTGCAACGGTGCGTAGACGTTTCCTTTTTGGAAATCCGCTACTTCTCTTGACAAAGAACTCTGTTTTTCTGCCGCCGTCTGATAAATTTCTTGCGAGTCTTTCTCAAGTTGAGCAACGGCAGATTCGGCCTGATTGATACCGGCTTTAAGACCCGGCAGCGAATCAAGTTCCATTGAGGCGAATTTGACGCCGGCCGCGCGAATTGCGCCAGCCGACAATCCTCGGTTGATTTCAACCATTGCTGCAGGAGCCAACTGAGCGGCCGCGCGTTGGAAGTCAGCAACTGCTTTGTACTGAACGGCATTCAGACCGGACAAGTCGCCTTTAATGGCGGCGGCATCAATTGCCGCTTTGAGTCCGGGGTCTTTCTTCATTTGATCTTTGAGCGCCTTCCACGCGGTGATTACCGCTTGAGCGCGCTCGTCGTACTTCTTCGCCGATGTAATCGCGGCTTCTGTCGCCTTTGATTTATCGACCAACGCTTTGTAGCCCAACTGGGTAAGTTTGTCTTGACCTGCACGCGCTGCTTGACGTTCGTGCGCGGCCAGCACCGATTTGTAGATGTCTTTGAAATCACCGCGCATTTTGTCGATCAGTTTATCGTCAGCACCGATCGCAGCCGCCGCGGCTTGCTGACCAATCTTGGCTGAATCCACCTGCCCTTCCGTCGCCTTAATCATCATGTCGGTGACGGCTACAGCGGTGTTGTACTCTTGTTGGATCTTCGCAATCGCATCGTCGTGCTTTTGCTTTGCCATGTCGTACTTGGCTTGATTGCCTTGCATCTGGCCTTCAAGCATTCCGTTCATAGCGTTCAAGGCAACGACGGCAGAACTTTTGCCCAAGATACCGCCGATACCCGCAAGGATCATCATTTGCGGGGTGGTTGTTTTAAAGTACGACGCCTGATCGGCCAACGGCGGTACGTCCTGCAACTGCTTTTGGTACTGCTTAGCAGCATCAACATTTTGCTGCAAATACTGTTGACGAGTGTTGGCAGCTTTCTGCTCTTGACCATAAGCGTTTTGTTCGCGCTCACGGTCAGAAGCCAATTGCTTCTTGGCTTCCACCATTTCAGGCGTGCTTTCAAACGACTCAAACGCATTGACCGTCTGCTGGTACAGAGGGTCTTTGTTAGGAGTCAGCGCAGAGGCAAGTGTGTCATCAGGCATGATCAGCCTCCCGAGGAATCGTAAGTAACGGAATCAACCGTTCCGTAATCGGTCGGCGCGAAAGAAGCCACCCAATCAGCCGGAGCCATCGTCGACGTACCCTGAAGCGGGTTAGACGCCAGATACTGCGACACATCGGTCTGATACTGACCAGAGGTGACGTAGCTTGGGGTGCCGTCACCCATGCCCAACAACTTCTTGATGGCATCCGTGAAACTGCCACCGGAGGACTGTCCTGCGCCGATCGCCGTTGATTTAATCAGGTTGGAGAACAACGGGCTGATCGCCGCGCTGACGGCCGCGTCACCCATGATTCGCGCCTTCAATGAGTTCAACGCCGCGTCATCCGATAACTTCAACGCATCCATACCGTTGCTGAAGTCTTGCTGCAACGATGAGGTGACTGAGGTGTTGGCCGCGTCGTATAGCGCAAACGCCTCGTTCTGGTCGGTGATGCCGGTGTTGAACAATTCCTGAGTGACTGACAGGTTGTTCTGGAGCATCTGCCCCTTCGCAATCTCTGCCTGATTCTGGATCTGAGACACGACGGCCGCCATCGTGCTGCTGTCAGCGTTTGCGCCAAGCGAAGCCTTTGCCTCAGCAATGGCGGCGGCGGTCTGATTGTCCAACTGCTGCTGTTGCCAAGCCGGGAGTTGACCAGCCTGATACTGCTGAAGCCCTAGTTGGCCGGCGGCGATCAGCGGCTGAGACTGAGCGTTCAGAGTCGCGCCTTGCTGGTTCAACGTGTTGTAGACGTTCTGCTGAGCAGGGGTTAACGTGCCGCTGAGCGCATTGCCAAGGTAGGTGTTACCGGCCCCAGTCGCCAGATTGGCGGTATTTCCAAGCGTATTGGTGGCCTGATTGGTTGACTGGTTGCCCTTGTAACCCAGATACGCGCCGACAGCGCCTGGGATCAGGGCGTCGGACAACGAACTGCCTGACGCATCGGTTGGCGCGGTGGTCGCTGGGCTTGAACCCACGGTCGTTGCCGGCGTGGTTGTGCCAGACGCAGAAGTGCCGCCAAACGAATAGTTAGGCGACAAGGCGCTGCTCAGAGGAATGTCTGACTGCGGTATCGAATACGAGGTGTTTTTATCAGACAAAGCCATTTGAGCCACCTTGTTGCTGCAATGAAGCCATCAACTGCTTCAGTTTCTTGTTTTCGTCCCAGTACGAGTAATCGTCTCCAGCCGGGGTGTCCGCGCCACCGCCGCCGCCACCCCCGAATCCTACTCCATAGAATGGAACTGTAGGCGTATTGACGGAGGTTGTGGGCATCGCAGACGGCGTGGTGGGGGTCGGGAAGGTAAAACTGTTGTTGCTGGACGGCGCGGTTGTGCTGCCTGATCCGGTCCCGGTGGTCGCCGCGCTCTTACCACCGCCGATGAGGGACGATACGAGCGTTGAAGCGGCCGCCGAGCCCACGATCTTGCCCACATCAATCGTGTTGCCGCCCGTCCCCATAATATTGGACAACGCGCTGCCAGCCAGCGACCCAACGCCGCCCGTGATCGCCGACTTGAGGGGGTTGCCACCCATAATCTCGGCCGTAGCAGCGCCGGCAATGGCTGAATTGACCGCTTTGATGCCTGTGCTGCCAAGCGCGTCTATAGCGCCGCTGCCGGCCTCAAATGCGCCGAGACCCGCTGATATGCCGCCGCCGATAAAGCCGCTCTCAAAGCCTTTGAGGGGGTTCCCGCCGGTAATAGCGGAGATGCCTGCGTTGATAGCGCCTTGCTTGAAAGCGTTTGTGGCGAGCGTCTGGATCAGGGATGAGGAGGTGGATCCACCGATAGCCGCCGGCATCGCAGCTGCATCACCGACCGCGGCCGCAACCTGACCGGCCGTGACCGCTTCGGGGGCGGCTGTGACTGAGATGTCGGCCAAGGTCTCAGCGCCGGTGGTCGCGGCGGTGGTCGCGGCGGTTTCACCAACTGCGGTTGTGGCAGCAGCGGCCTCGCCAGCCGTAGCCGTTGAAGCGGCAACGTCGGGAACGACAGCCCCGGCTCCAGCACTACCGGCGGCCCCAAAGATTTCTGGCCCTGCGACCAATGCCGTTGCCAGCATTGCAATGTCGCCTAATAGCCCCGGCCCGTTGGAGGCGTTGTACTGGTTCTCAACCTGTTGGTTCATCCACTCGTCGTAAGCGAGCGCCGCCGCGCTAGTATCGACGTTCTTGTCGCCCTTGCCGCTGCCGTCCTTGTTGTTTGTGGTTGGCGTAGGCGTCGGGTAAGCAGAAGTGGTCACGCCCTGAGGCGCGGGTATGCTTGTGCTAGGGTCTTTAATGCCCGTTTGGGTTGTCGCCTTTTGGGTCGACGTTTGATCAAGTGGCATTGCTGATCCCCAGGCTCTGATCTAGAACCGAGTGCAGGTCATTGTGCATTTGATGCCAAACCTGAAAGTTCTGCGGGTTATCCCACTCCATTTCCAGCAATTGCGCCGACACGGTGTCATCGTCCGATGCGTAACGGAGCATCCCAATGTGGTTGAGGATGTGCCGTCCGAACCAGTCTGAGTCAATCTTTTCTGCAAGGCTGGAATACGGCAGCGCCACGCCTTTGTACGAGATCGCTTGCAACTCCACCCGGTGACGTTGGTCGTGAGCAAGCAACCAAGACTGAAGCCCTTGGTTGTCGCCGTACACCAAATCACCGAACGGAGTGACGATCACGTCTTGTCCACCTTGTCATCAAGGCGGTCGAAGATCTTGCCAAGCATAGCCTTTACCTCAGCAATGTCGGCGCGATAGTCCTCGCGCTGCACATACCGCTGATAGACGCCGCTGCGGAAGTTGTTCATGTCATCTTCCAACTCGTCGATTTTTTGGAACAAGCGCGCGAGACCCCAGCCCATGATAGCCATCACGAGCGTAATCGCGCCCATCGCTATTTCATGCCAGTCGATCACAGCACCCTCGTTACCGTCATGTAAGAGCCTGCGTACAGCGTGGTAGCAGTTACGTTAGAAACCGCTTGCGCCCATGCTACTCCAAGCGTTCCCGTTCCAGTCGCAACAAGCACGGCGCTGACTTTGAACGTCGAGTAATACGTTGCCGTGCTGGTAATTCCGACAAGTTGAATAGCGGAAGATGAGGATGACGCCTGAATGGCTTGAGATACGTACGCCAAATAAGACGATGCAGGAGTGATCACGCCGCCAATTACAACTGCTGGAGATGTTGTTGGCCCAGACGTAAAAGCGCCGCTGTAATTCAGGTTTAGAACAAGACCGCCGTTGTTAGATACGCCGGTAAGCAAATACGAAGTGTTGATGAACACTTCAATTTGATATGTACCAGCGGATGGAATTGCATAAACCAAATCAGGGTCATTGGTCAGCGCTGCGGTACTGGCTCGTGCCGTATTAGCAGGCTTGGCGACCGCCGCAACGTAATTTATTGCCGTTTGAAGCGCCGTAAAGTTCGCGTCCAACTGAGCCAATGGAATTGGCCCTGCCTGACTAGCAAACGTATTCGGCACAAGCGCGTTAGGAAAAGTCATGTTACCACCGCTTTCTGTAAGTGAAGTCCATAGAGACTGACGTAATCGAGAACGGCGATCCAGCGGTTGACGTAAACGTCATGCCGACATACTTGCCGTAACCGCCCAGGCCGTCAGCAAAGTACAGCGCATACGTTGCGTTGTACCAAGAGATTGTCGCTGAACTGTTGTTAGTCCAAAGAACCGTGTTGCTGGAGCTGTTCACCCACGCAATATTCTGCGTTCCGGTAGTCGGATTCAGGTTGGTCGATTGATTTGGCGTATCCAGCGTCAACGTAAACGTCGAGCCGATACCAGATGGAGCCGAAACTTCAAAGCCAGCGCGGAACACTTCTTTGTCGGCAAGCGAGTTGTCCATAGACCACAACGCCGTCTTGTAACTGGTCGCTGGGCTTGCCGAATAATTGGCAAACAGGCGGTACAACTGGTTGTTGATGAGGGCAAACAGACTCGGGACGTTGTTGTTTGTCCCCGCCATGCCAGATCCAACAAACGTGCAGCCCGTCGGCGGCTGGTAGAACCACCATTTGCTATCAAACAGACACGCCAGAATGATCCGAGTGCCAAACACGGGATCATTCAATTGCTTGATCAGGAAAGCCGACTGAGCAATGCTCCAAACCTCAACTGTGCCGCCCGACACCGTCCAGGACGGATCCAAATATTGAGTCGTGCCGTCAATTGGCTCGCTGACACGCTTGGCTGTAACGCCTTCCAAACCCCACAGTCCATAGGGATTGGAGAAGTACATCCGTCGATCCAGCGCAAACACCGACATCTGCTGATCTGTGCCGATCAACGCCTGCACGTTGACGATGCTGAACACCGGCGATGGCGGGACAGCGCCGTTCGGAATGTAAACGTCCGAAATCACGAACACCGATGACTTGCTGAACAGGTACAGATACCCGTTGGCCGACAACAGTCGAGTCACTTGGCCCCGGATCTGAGGGTCGGTAAGGTTCTGAACTAACGACCCTCCAGCAAGATCCCAGCCGCTGTCTACGGTGCTAAACGTGATGGTTTGGTAGTTTGAAAACACATACACAGACCCTGATTTGTTCGTTCCAGTCGTTTGTCCTGTGATTGGAACCGTAGTGCTGCCTGTGATGTAAGTTGACGCAACCTGAGCGTTTGGAGGCAAATTGGCAGATTGAGCCGTAGACGTGATGAATGACCCGGCTTGAATTCCCGTTGCAGATCCAACGACCAATACGTTTTCGCCTGTTCCGAACGTAGCCGTTGTTGCGTATTGAGCGGGACTGCTGTTTGTCGTTGCCGCGCTTAAACCAATTACGCCAGTTGTTAAGTTAACAGACGTAACCGTTGTGCCTGCTGCAATGCCTGTTCCAGTAACGGTTGATCCAACAACAATGTTTCCTAACGCGCTTGCCGCTTGGTTAACCGTGATAGTCGTAGATCCCGATGACCAAGTACCCGTTGTGCTTAACGGCGTTCCGGTCGATGCGTTGTACTGATTCGGGTTGCTGATGTACAAGAAACGGTTGGAATAGATCCAAACGTAATTGTTGTACACCGCAATATCAGGATTCACATATGACCCAGGCAAAATGCCGCCGGTGATCGCGTTCCACGTGGAACCGTTCCAAGAAAAATACCCGTTGGTGTCCACAACGAGAACCGCTTGGTTCTTCCATTGATCCATCTTGCTGGCAGACCCAGACAAGGTGTAGCCAGAGTTGATGTTTGCCGTCAGCGTGTTAGTTGCAATGTTGTACGCGCTGACAGTCCCGTCCGTACCAAAACAGATCAGGTAGTCGGTGTTGTTGATGTTGGCGTACTGAAACCGATAGATCGTTGACGAGAACGACACGAGCGCCGTAGGGCTTGGAACCGAATGAAGGTTCGACGCGCCAATCGGCATGAGATTGACGAGATCGTAAAACGTCTCAGCCGGGATAGCCGTACGGTCGTTTTTTGTGTTGATGCCATTGAATTCACGAAAAATCTTCGTGACCGGGTTTCTTTCGCCCTTTTGCGCGTTATCACCTGCGGGTGGGGGCATAGAAACCTCTTATTTGACGTATGGATCAGGAATGACCCGATTTTGCCACGCTTTCGTCTCAACAAGAATGTGCTGCTTGTACATCTGCAAGAACGCTTCTGCTTCCTGCATCTGCTGCTCCCTAAACTTGGCAAGGTACGCAGCGTAATACTTGATGCCCGTTGTCCACGGCTCCGTGATCGGTTCCGGGGTGGAATCGGTGGTCAGCGGAGGGGGAATCAGGTTCACATCCCAATCGCTGACGTAGGCCTGATCCGGAATTGGGCCAACATACACGCTGGTAATGCCAAGCCTGCTGAAACAAACAGGCCGGGACTGCATGGTCTGCCAATACCGAAATTGAGCATCAAACCGAGTCCACGGAAGATACGCGAGTTTGATGCGCGTAGTTCCCCAGTAGATCGTGATGCCCATGATGTCGACGATGGTGTATCCCGTCAAACTAGACGGCAACAAACTTTGGATCGTCGACAGGGTGTATTGCTCAACCCCGTTGGTCAGGGTGATGCTTGTTGCTAACTGACGGAGGCAGCGGGTGTCTTTGCAGACTCGATTCCGTGCCTCATTGATGTAGTCAGTCAGTTCGGCAGTAGACCAATACTGAGCGGAAGTGTCATGCAGCAACCGCTGCACTTGCGTGATGTAGGTGGTCAGCACCGCTCAGACTCCACACGTTACAGATCCCCGAACGTCCCCGTGGCTTCAGAAGGGGAGGAGGACGAATCCTCCTCCCCGTCATCCACACCAGCATTTACCAGGGGTGTCGGTTTGCTGATCTTGGTTCGCTTTTTAGGCGAGATATCGGGGACAGGCAGCGTCACTTCTTCAAACGAGATGGCATTCAGGACGTTCAACGCTTCTTCATACGTTCTGCCGTCTAACCAGCCGAGACGATGGAAGCACTTCGTTTTATCTTCTCGACCAAAGTCAAAGATGTGAGCCGCTGCCGTCAGGTGGATGTCGGTAGGGATGCCAACTTTGAACAAATAAGCCTTCCCGTCATACATTCCTTTGATGTCCATGCCCGTGTTGTTTACAACGCGCACGTAATCAGATGTATCAAGAATTCCTTCGTTCATATCAGCACCCCTGCCTTATCCGTTACTCAACAATCGAAATGTACGACGTACCAGCGGTGGTCGTGGTCGCAAGGAAGTCCTGCGGACCAAAACGCAACTGACCGTACGTCGGCGTCGCCGTACCAGCCGCCATGACGCGGTTGACCGGAGCCGTCGAAATGGTCGTAACACCAGCGCCGCTTGGCCCCTGGACAATGTTTGTGTTGTCCGGGTTGTAGTAGGCGTTGAGGTTACCCGCAAGGTTGAAGTTGACGCATTGCGCCGATCCGAAGAACGGCACGCCAACCGAGGTTGACAAGTTCGGGTTGTAGTTAGCAACCGACGAAAGCAACGCCGACTGGAACACCGGCATAAAGATCAACTGGATGGTCGCGCTTGTAAACGTACCGCCCGTCACGCTTGTAGCAAACGTGAAAGTGGTCGTCGACGGAATGGTCGAGATCTGGAAGATCGGACCGTTCAGCGTACCCGTACCCGTGGAACCCGTCACGCCCGAGAACGTGAAGAAGTAGTTCGGGAGCGTACCCGCCGCAGGGCTGAACGTCAGACCGTGAGCAGTCGCAGTCGTGACCGTAGCAACGCCGTTAGCAAAAGCAACGGTGAAGTTGTTTGAACTGTACGCAATCGAAGTTTGCGTAGTCTTGAGTTCGGTAATGTAGTCACTACCGGGAAGTGCAATCTTTAAATCTGACATGGCTTTCTCCAGTCCAAGGTTATTAGATAGGCAACGGCTGAGCGAGGCCCGTGACCTTGACGCAAGTCTTGGGCTTGGTCAGAACAAGTTCGCACAGGGTCAGCACAGCGCCAACATAACCGAGCTGGTAATTTGACAGCAGCGACTCAAAGCCCGTGAACGCGAACGACGCTTGGTCGTGAACGTACAGGTTCAGGTAGTTGCTGTTCAGGAGGTACAGCGTACCTTCTGGGCAGTACGGATCGGCGTAGACCGGCACGCCAGCAATGTCGATGGCGCGGAACAGCGAGCGCGGACGGTCGCCGTCACTATCAAAGCCTTGACCCGGCTGGATCTGGTACGACTCAAGAGCCTGGATGTCGTTGGCGAGACCGAGGTAGGTCGCGATACCAACAACGCCGAACGTCGGCATTTCCGAACCGTACTTCTGGGCCGCAGCAATGTACTGCATAGCCTTGATACGGGTCAGGTTGCCCGAGGTAGAATAGACCTTGGACTGCCACCAAGCGTTCGCTGTTCGGTTGATGTTGCCATAAGTTGCGGTAGTCGTTCCGTCATCGACTGCTGCTGGCAGGCCAAGTAACTGCTGCGTGGACGAGGTGTTGTTGTACAACGCGTTCGCCATCGCATCGACCATGCTGTTCGTGGCGTCGTTCATACGCGCTTCGATCAGCGGGATGATCGCGTGATCCATCTGCACCGCGCCTTCCATTCCGAGGAACGGGATCGGCGTGATCAGCGACTTGAGGTTGAATTCAGCCAAGAACGCGCCCTGCTGAGCCTGCGGCTGGTTGAACGAACCTGAATAGTCCGACCATTGCGTGTTAACAAACGGCTGGCCCTGAACCGGAACCGAGACGCTCGACACACCACCCGAGGCAGTCTGCGAGTTTGCCAGCAAAGCCGCGATGACCGGGCTTGACTGGTACAACTGCACAACCATCTTCGGGATAAACGCACGGCGGGTGACGTACGTAAGTTCGTTGGCAATCGGACCCGCTGCCGGGACGATGCCTTGTCCAAATACTGGCATTTTCGTTTACTCCTGAATCAAAGTTTACGCTGCCAGCACACCCCGCCGCAGCCAAGTGTTTTATTACCTGACGCCCATCCGTTTCGCACGGAGTTCGTTGACCGCTTCAAATGCCTGACTCTTAGCCCATCGGTTCTTGTCGGACCAAAGTTCTTTGTTGTCAGGCATCGACATTGGCGTGACCGACTCCGGAGTCGCCGGAGCCAGTTCACGTTCTTGACGGAGGAACTTGACGGCAACGTCGTAATCGCCAATTTTGTTGGCGATCATTGCCTTCTCAACATCCTCTGGATCAAACCCCTGCGACCGAATCTTGGCGTGGGCTTCGGCACGGCGCTGCGATTGAAGATGCTCGGTAGCCTGCTCGTCTCGCTTCTTCAGTTCAGCGCGAAGTGCTTCCACTTCTGACTGGAACTTGTCTTCAAGAACGTCAGTATCAGGCACAGGCATATTCGGGTTCTTTTCCCGAGCCAGTTTGCGGACAGTCTTAGCAACGTCCGGGTTGCCCTGCACAAAATTGTACAGCGCAAGCGCTTTGGCCTGATCGGCCTCCGACAAATCTTCTAGAGCCATGTCAAATACCCCTTACTAACCTTTACCGACCCGTCGTGGTGCGCTTTTTATCAAAAGGCACGTTTGACTGAGTTTGACCCGGCTTATGGATCTTGAAGCCGTTGAGCAAGAAGCCGCGAGCGCGACCGGACTCAAGACCGCCGTATTCCATGTAGCGCGGCGGGTTGCGGATCTGGTCGTTCGGGCTGGCGTTGTCCTGCGGATCACGGATCTTGAGCGAGGACGAAGGATCAAATAAACGATCACCTGGCATGGTGGCGCTTCCTTACATTGGTGTTGGGAGAGGGGCTGGACCAGCCGGAGCCGGGAGACCCGGAGGCGGCTTGCCGGGGCCTGCTAGCCCCGAAACAGCCTGCGCGATTTCCGCAGGCATGAGTTCTTTGTCCTTACCGGACGTTTCGCCAAACGCCTTCGTCAGGGTCGTTATGGCTTTCATAACGGCGTCGCCTTGTTCCGTTCCCGGTGGGAACGTCTGAAGCGTCATCGTCAGTTTTTTGATCATCACTTGAACATCGGCTCGACCACCCGCTTCGTTACCCTGCTTGGGTTGCGGAGTCATCATAGGGGCCGCTGACGGACCCGGAGCCTTGGGAGCGCCGCCGGGAGCGCCGCCGCCGCCACTAAGTGCTTGTGCAATTTCAGGTGGTACGCTCATGGGGGTCTTTCTATACCTCGCGAAATTACAAAGTCAACAGATACAAAAAAGCCGCAGCGATTAGGGCGCTGCGGCCTGCACGACGGATATACCGGAGCGAGTCTAGGGATGATGGGGGGTTAGACCGCTACGGCAGACCGCATTACTTGCGCTTGTGCTTGCGACCACCACGACGCTTAGCCATGTGCGTGTCTCCTGTGTTGCATAGCCAACCCCTTATGTCCTGAGTTCGACTTAGCGCTTCATCTTGCGCTTATGAGACCGCTTGTGACGCATCACTTAGACCCTCGTGGTTTAGCGCCTTGCGCTTCTGCTTGCTCTTTAGCCTGAGCAGCCTGCGCTTCAGCGGGTTCAATCTTGGTTCTCAGTCTCGTTTTTAGCAGTTCTTTCATGGGAACGTCAAGCAAATCTAAAAGCGATTCACGATCAATGGCTTTGGCCTTGAACAACTCAAATGCCAGCGCCCGTTGATCCTCTTGGAAGATTGGGCTGTTGGAGTGAGCGTCCACCTTAACAATAAAATTGTTGCTGAACTGTTCCGCGATGAACTCAATCCCGTCATCTGCGCGAAGTGTTTCTGCGTCATAGGCTTGCATCAACTGGAGATAAAGGGTCGCGAGTTTTTCCAACTGATCTTCAACAATCAACGCACGTTTCTTGGCGCGGCTGCTGCCCAAGCGTGCCAGGTTCGCTGCGTGACCTTGCGAGCGTACACCCGACTCGCCCTTGCCCTGCATGACGTTTGTGATGCCCGAGATTTCCTCAAACATCGCGTCTATGTCCCGGATTTCTCGGAACAGATCGTCAGGAATTGTTGGCTGCACGGTCTCAAGTTTTGCACCCGGCATATCGCCAACAACGAGACCGGACGGCGAATCCATCGTGTCCATGATCTCGCTGACATCGCCTTGGAAACCCGAGCCAAACTTAGGAGGCCGAGCCTGCAAGTTCATCATGTGCTGGATCTGTTCAAACCGCTCGTTACGCATACGCTGC